GAAATTTGTCACTGCACTAAAGGCCACACCGCGCAGTGTGATGCTCTGGCTCGAGCCATTCGCCAGTCGCAGCCGGTAGTCCCGGCCGATCCGCACCCCGGCCTGTGTACCGGAAAAGGTGATCGTGGCACTGGTATCGCCAGCGAGGGCCGCGGTGGCTGCCATGCCCGCAACCGTGCCGATGCGCGTCTCCACGGCCGCGCCCCCGCCCGAGACACCGCTGCCTGTGGTGACCGACCAGGCTGTGCGGCGGTCGACAAGGATTTCGCGGATGGCATCGATCGGCCCGTGGCAAAGGGCCATATGCATTCCGAGCGAATACCGAAAACCGACCGTCTGCGCCTTGCTACGCCCGCCCATTGCTGACCTCCATCGTCGCGGCCCGCGTTTCCGCGACCTGGATGACCGGTATTACCAGCGCGTCATCGGTCGCGCGCAAGCGATCAGCCTCGATGCCGTTGGCAAGGAAGTCCTGCCACGCAAACCCATGGCGGCGGAACCATGGCCGCACACCCGCGAGGCAATAGCGCGCTGTGCGCAGGTCCTGGATCGTCACGCGCAACGGCGCGGGCCTGCTTTGGTGCGGATCCATCACTTCTTACCACCTTTCTTCTTGATGGGGTCGACCCGCAGGTCCCCAGCCCAGACCACATTGGGCCCGGTGATCAGCACGGTGCCGAAGATGACCGGGATTGGGCGGCCTTCCTCGGCCGTGGGCAGGCTGAAATCATCGAGCCCCGCAGCAAGAGGCTTTTCGACCTTCGGGCGCGGGCTCAGCGCATAGGAAATTGCCGAGAGCACCAGCCCGAGAACGAGCTGTGCGATGAAGTTCCAGACCATGGGGACATGCCGTTTGTGGGTTGGCGCCGCGTGGGCGCGTCAGACGATGGAGCCGCCGCCGAAGGGGTTGCGGCCGGGGATTTCAGGAAAGCCCCCGAAATTGAGGAGATTGCCGAACTTCGCCGCACAGGTAGTGGCGCGCAGATCGCAACCTGGGGCGATGTCGGCGAGGACTGGAAGCGGGTCGCCCGTATCCGGGTCGAATTCCGGCATGGTGAGCGCTGCGGCCAGTTCTGGCATCGGGCGCGAGAGCGTTATGGCGGCGGCTGTATGGCCCGTGATGAAGCCCAGTTGCGCCCCGAACCGCAGCACCCCACCGCGATACCAGCCGTTCGGTTCACTGGCCGCCTCGGGGATCGTCACCATGGATCCACCATTTGCGGTGGCTGTTACTGTACCTGTCAGCCAAGAAAGCGCGATGTCGAGCCCGCAGCCCCGGCCGTAAAGCGCATGGCGGCACAGGCGCTGGTACTTGGCCCGCACGCCTGCGCGGCGCAGCGTGCTGAACACGGATTCGCAATTCAGGATGATCCGCTGACCCTCGACCTCGGCCCCCACCACGCGCCCCTTCCAATGCGCGACCGTCTCGCCCAGCACCTGCTCATGACCGCGAAAGATCGTCAGCGTCACGGCTGCGTTCCCCATCGGTGCCAGAAACCGCCGCGCAAAGGGATGCGAGAGCGGCCAGGTCAGTTCCAGCCGCCCGCGCTCGATCTCGCTGGTCTGCACCACATCGCCATGCGCCACGGCGGCAGGGTCCCATGTGATCGTATCCCCGCCGCTGCTGGCGCTGATCCAGTCCTCGGCCCGGCTGGTGAAACGCCAGACCTGATCGCCCTCGACGAACTGATAGAGGAAGTAAGGGCGGCCCTCGGCGGTGGAGACCTCGATGATGTCATAGGTCATTGTGGAACCTCGATAACCGGCAGGGTCAGTTCGCTTGCGACTGCCCCGTGCTGGATCTCCACCCGGTCGGCGTCGGCGCGCACTGCGTTCAGAAAATACACCTTCGCGCCGATTGGCACTGGTTCGCCAAGGTTTGAGGAAATTGTCAGCCGATGGTCCAGTCCGTCTGCAATGGCGGCGGTGATAGAGCGAAACCGTAGCGCACCAGTCATCTCGAACATGATACGGCGGCCGACATAGGATGTGAGCGGTGCGATCGGCGCCACACGCATGATCACCGAGCCCGAGGTCATCGCTGCGCGCAACTGCAGCTCACGCCCCCATGTCGGCAGCCAGAAGCTGGCCTGGCGTCCGCGCAGCGACCATAGCCAGCGGCGCAGGGCGTCTCTTGCGGCGGGGCCCCGGGCCTTCAGTGTGATCGCCTCGCCGCGCTCGAACACATCGCGCATCGGTTCAACCATTACGGGCCCGAAGCCGTTGTCGACATACTCGACCGCGCGGCGCAGGCTGGCGCTCAGCGGGCCACGGACAAGGCTTGGGTCTGTCTGGACACGCCGATTCAGATAGGTCGGCAGCGTCGGAGCCGCGAGGTCGGGGGCGCCGCGCAGTAAAAAGCTGGCCGTCACCGTGCCATCGCCCTGCCTGCGCCGCGTGATCTGCACAGCCGAGGGCAGCAGACCTGGGCGGATCGGCATGATTGTGATCCGGCGGGCCGATACCGCCTGATCGGGCAGGTGCAGATCGGGCAGTCCCATATCCAAAGGCGCTGCCAGGATCAGCCTGTCGGCCTCCACGGCTGCGATCTCCACCAACCCGACCGCGCCGCCGTCTACAGCGATCCCGGCCAGCCCTACTGCCCTAAAATCCGAGACTGCCGTGTCCAGAGGGATCTGCGTCATCCCCGCTACCAGATCAGCGGCAGGCTGGAGCGCCATGTGCCACAGCGGCACCCGCCATTCCCCCGCAAAGCTCGCCCGCACCAGTTCCGCCGCGCGCGCCATGCCCAGTGCATCCAGCCGGTGGCGAAACGTGACGATCTCGCGTGGGCGGGGGCGGAGCGCGATGCGCTGTTCGTCGGCGCGCGATGACAGCACGTCGGTGCGCCATTCCAGCACCTCGGTGATTTCCTGCGCTGCCGGGAAGGGCCAGAGCGGTGGCGTATCTCCCACTTCAGGCATTCATGGCACTCCGGTTGCGGCGGATGACATTCAGGATCGCGCGCTCGCCCGAGGGTGTGGCGAGATAGTCGCCGACCACCGAGGGGTCGAGCACGTTGATGATGCGCGTCGACATGTCGGCGGCCGATGACGGGCTGGCTGCACCATTCATCTCCACCCCGAGCCGCCCGTCGCGGCCGCGGCGCAGGGGCAGGATTGCCTCGGGTCCAGCCTCGCCCATCAGCCCGATGCCGCGTGAGAACGGAAACACTGTGGGGCGGTTGACGACGCCGCCGCGCGCGAAGGCGGTCAGTTCCTGGCCACCCGCAAAGACACCACCGCGTGCAAAGCCGAACAGGCTCGCGAGGAACCCACCGCCGCCACCCCCGCCGCCAGAGAAGGCATTGATCAGCGCATTCTCGATCGGCTTGAAGGCCAGATCGATCAGCCGGCCCGCGAGGTTCTGGGCAATGCGCGAAACCGCGCCCGCAAAGATCTCCCAGGTGAATTCGCCAGATTTGAGCGCCTCCTTGATGGGGCCGGTGATGTCCTGCGCCAGACCTTCGGCGATCTCGCGCGAGCGTTCTTGAGCTGCCCGCACCGCCTCTGCCGTGGATTGCCAAGCCGTTTTGGCGGAGTCGGCGGCCTCGCTTAGGGCTCCGCCCGCAGCACGCCCGCTTTCACCCACGCGCGCCGCTGCTTCGCCAGTCGCATCGATTGCATCCTCGAGCCCCTCGGTAGCGACGCGCGCGCCTGTCAGCCCTGCCTCCGCCACCAGCCCGCTTGCAGTGACGGCCTCCCGAAGTGCCGCAACCGACTCGAGGGGAGCCGTCGCGGCACCGACCACACCGGCCATCATCTCGCGCAGGGCATCTGCCTCGGCGCGGGCCTCAGTAGCATATTGGCCCAGCCCGAGATCGGGCAGTGCAATCGGCTCGGACGTGAACGCCGCCTGAAACGCCGCGCGAGCTTGCGCACCTGCCTCGGTCGCGGAGCCTGCGAACGGGTTGTCGACCCGGCCAAGCTCCAGATTGCCGATCAGCGAGATGCGGCGCTCCACACCCAGCGTCTCGAGCCCGGCGTTGATCCCCTCCAGAAACCCGTTGATGCGCTGGCCGACGCCGTTCAGCATCGCCTCGACGCCCGCGATCAGCGCATTCGCGGCCTGGAAGGTGAAATCCCCGATCGTGCCGGGCAGCGCGCCCCAGAGCACCTTGATGGCCTCGAACGCGCCCTGAAACGTGTTCAGCACGGCATTGCCAAAGCCGATCACGGCGACGAGTGAGGCCTGCAGCGCCTCGGCGATGGCGGCCTTGATCCGGGCCCAGCTGGCCATGATCGAAAGCCCCATCGCAACAGCGCCAAGCTGCATGCGCTGCCAGACCTCGCTGGCAAGATCGCCCAGCAGCGACAGCGCGGCGCCAAACCCGCCCGCGCCGCGCACCAATCGAGCGAACCAGTGGATCAGCTCGCCCGCCGCCACGATCAGGCCGATGAACGGCAGGCGCAAGAGCGCGCCGCGCAGGATGACCAGCGCCATGGCGAGGCCCTGCACTGACACGGCGGCTGCGATCTTGGCTGCTACGAACCGCCCGGCCAGCAGTGCGGCGATGCCGGTTGCATAGGCTGTCAGACGACCAAGGTTCTCGAACAGTGTACGGATCGCAATCCCCAGCGGCCCGGTGGTGCGCGCAACAGCAGCCATGGCATTGGCCACGCCCTCCAGCGCAGGGGCTGCGGCGACCGCCAGCTGGTTCGAGAGCCCGCGCCAGATCAGACCTAACCGCGAGATCGCATCATTGGTACGCTCGATCTGCGCCGCGTCCTGATCGGACACCACCACGCCAAAGTCCCGCACGTCCTGCGTCGCCTGGCGCAGCGTCGCCGTGTCGATCCGCGTGAACATCAGCGCGGCCCGGTCCCCGAAAAGCTGCGACGCCACCGCCGCACGCTCGGCATCGGGCACGAACTCGGCCAGCCGGTCCTGAATGAGCGCGATGCGCTGATCGAGCGGCAGCGCCTGCAGCTCGGCAGCGGACAAGCGCAGCCGGTCGAGCGCGTCGACCGCAGGACCGGCTCCAGCTGCGGCCTGGCTCAGCCGCCGGGTCAGCTGCATCGTGGCCTGCTCGATCTGCCCCATCGACACGCCCGCGAGATCGCCCGCGCGCGTCAGCACCTGAATGCTCTCGACCGTCGTGTCGAGCGAAGCCGCAAGCTTGGCCTGCGCGTCGACGGTCTGAAGCCCCGAGCGGATCATAGCTGTGGCCGCCGCCGCAATCGCGGCCGCCGCCGCCACCATCGCCACCCGCGCGCGTCGCGCAAAGGCCGCAAGCCGCGCATTCGCCATTTCCATCTCGCGCGACAACCGGCCAAACCCGCGCGCTCCCGCCTCGCCAACGCCTTCCAGCTCGGCCTTCACTTGCCGCCCGCCAGTCGCGGACAGGCGGACAGAAACGCGTTTCTCGGTCATGAGGGTCCTCCCACCTGCGTCTCCATCTGGTCATTGAGTTTGCGCACCATCACCGCCTCAAGGACGGGGAGGAGTTCGGCGGCAGCGCGGCGGTCCACGCCCAGTGCGTCGGCCATGGCCAGTGCCGCGCTCATATCCCAGCCGAGCACGACGCCGGGCACGGCACGGATCTGGCCGCCGAGGCGCCCGGCCAGATCCCAGACCTGCCAGCCCTCATGCGTGCGCGGCGCGTTCAGGACTTGCGGGCAGCCTTCGCAGCTTTGCGCGCAGGCTGCGCAGTAACCTTCGCCCCCGCCATAGACCCAATCGGCGAGGGCGCGGAGGCGTTTTTTTCCGCGTCCAGCTCCAGCCCCTTGGCGACGTAGCCCA